GCTTGACGTGCCGCCAGCGCCGGCCGGCGTCCCGTTGGTGCCGCCGCCGCCGCCGGGACCCACCGTGACCCCAATGACTTGCCCCGGCACGAGTTTGGTAACGAGCTTCCTGGCATAGCCACCGCCGGAGCCTCCTCCGCTCGGTTGGCTGGAAGTAGAAGCGAAACTCCCCGAACCGCCGCCCCAGACCTCGACTTCAACCTGAGAGATCCCGGCGGGAACGGTGAAATTTCCTGAACCGCTAAACGTCTGTACGCCCGACCCGAAGCCGGGTTTCAGGAACGGCAGTTTCCAGTTGAGGAACGGCGCGGTAAGCAGCACGATTATGTTGGCGGCCGTGATGGTCGTTTGGCCGTAATTGAGAGTGATCTGGTAGAGGCCGGTCCAACCGGCATCAGCCGCCGGGGTGGTCTGGCTGCCTGTATTGGCGGCGGCCCCGGCCTTCAACTGGAGTTGCACACTCTGTGTTCGCACGGTGTTCTGTGCTGAACCCGAATTGGCAGGTCCGCTGAACGACTGGGCCGGATTGTTGGCGTTATAATAGGGCAGAACGATCGGGTCGCCATCGGCCTCCAGAAACGCAGCTTCGATCAGGTAATTGATCGACTGGCCCGCGCTCGACGGCGCAGTCAGGCTGAACGTGGTGGGGGCGATGTTGATCCCCATCTTGACAAGCGTATCGGTGGTATCGGCGGGTATCGATCCATACGGCGTACTGTCGACCGGGCCGAATTGCGTCATGCTGCCAGCGCCGATCACCACGCTCATTGATGCCGGTGTCGTGGGCTGGCATGACAGTCCGTCCACGACTGTATTGGTGCCGAGTATCGCCTGGGCAAGAAAGCCCAACCCGATCATGGCGTTCTTGTTGACTGAAAGCAGGTCGGTGTCCAACGGGATGGCACCTGGATAAACGATGCTGCGGTCCATACGGAATCGTCGCCATTTAACAAAGGTTGAAACTAGATTATTTGCAGCCATGCTGTTGCATTGACTGGCAGCAGGCTGGACAGAGTTGTTTGAATGTCATGGTCGGTTATCTGACCTGGCAGCAGGGAAAGATCGGCATAGGCAATCGAACCCCTATCGTATCCGCCGGCCACGGTCCCGTATCCCGCCAACATGGCCACTCCCGGGGTTGCCGGTCGTCGCACTGTGACGAAGAACTGGAGCGGCATATTGAGACTGCCCCAGCCGCCCGCCAGCCCATAGACGAAGCCGTATCCCGCAGCGACAGGGCCGCCGGCGGCCGCCGCGTAGGCGCCGGTGTCGCCGCAATTGGCTGGCTCGAAGATCCGCGGTGCCGAACCGGTCAGGTCTTCCATGCACAAGCTGATCGCTGACCGTGTCGCGGCGCTGCGAAGCAAGGCATGCTTTATCCGCGTCCGATATGAAGTGTCGCTTTCGCCGCTCTGGCGGGGTAGACCTTGTCCAAAAAAGTCGAGCGCAATCAGATCGAGCCAAGTGTCAGTGGAGCTCCCGATGCGGGTCTGCAAGCCAGCATAGGTCAAAAGGCCATACAGCCAGGTCCACGGCGTCGCGATGCTGCTAATGATCGCCGTCAGGTTCGGAGTTTGATCGGCGAACCAGTGCTGCGGAAGAACGGCTTGTATTCGCGATATGAAGTCGGAGAGGTCACCCGTCATTGATCGTCACCACGATCGAACCGGCCTTGACGACAGTCCGCGCCGGCGGAAGCACATCCGATGAAAGGCCGTTCAAGAGTACGGCCGAAATGTTTTCAATGTCCTGCCCGGCCGCGTAGGCACTTTGCGCGACGCGGGTGACCGACGCGACACGGCCGATCGGCAAGCCATTGAGGTAGTCGGCGACCTCTGTCTGGATATTGGAGACGCATTGGGACGATACGGCACTCGAACTGATGAACGCGGTCAGCGTCACGTTGACCGTCAATACCTGAGGCGACAGCACCGCAAACATCGTTCCAACCGGCCGAACCGAATCCACCGCTGCGGCCACGGATGCCAGCAGCGCGGCCGAGGGATAGCCCGATCCATCGTCAACCGTAACCACAAAAAAGCCGGTCTCGGCGCTGCCGTTGGCCGCGGTGTTCTCCTGTATCGTGACATTCAGACCTTGCTGGACGGCACCAATTGCACTTCGCACAGCCGCCAAAGTGGCGCGCGAAAGACTTCCCAGATAATTCTGGAATCTGTTCCGGAACGATTGGTCGCCCTCGGCGTCGATGCCGTTGGCAAATGGACTGGCGTTGGTGACCAGATCGACGCCGGGCAAGGACGCTGATATGACGGTAATCGTGCCCGCCAAAACGTTTCCGGCGGTTCCTCCGGTGGTGCACGTGACCGGCAAGTCCGCAGCGCTCACGCCGCTCGGAATAACGTAGCCGCCTTGGCTGGATTGCCAGATTGAATTGGTCGTGTCTCGGGTCACGGCGAAGCTGACGGAGCCGTCCGAGGTCTTGATAATGGCTCCCAGGGGTATCAGCGCAGCGAGGTTGCTCGCATAGCGCGAGAATGTAACGATCCCGGAAGACGGTGATGCCGGCAGCCGGGTGAGTCCGAAATCCGCCATCCATGAGTCCAGATCGGATCCGCTGGATGTGGCTGCCCTTGTCGTTTGAAGCAGCAGGAGAATGAGCCACTGCAGCCATAGGACCACCGAGGCGTTGGCCTCGAAAATGGCGCGTATGACCGAACCTGCCGAAAGGTCTATCAGTGCGGTTGCGGAACTCTGAAGCGCCGCGCCCATATCCTCGACGAGCTGGCTGAATGACTTCAGTGACAGGTTCATGTTTGCTTAGCCTGAACTGACAACGAGCTGGGAGGAAGCTATGGAAGATGCGTCGGTGTAAGTAATGTTCGCGACCACATACCCATTGGCCGCATCGACCACGCTGGCGCTGACCTGCGGAGCAGGAGTGGTGGAGACAGCTGTTTCCAGGGCGAGCTGCGCCCTGACGACTGATTCGATATCCGCCGGCTGCGCGGGCGCGCCAACGAATTGGCCCAGGCCACCCCCGTAATCGAGTTGCCAAATATAGTCGCCGGGGTTCGTCAGCAGGCGTCTTTCGACCCGCTGTTTTGTCATGTCGGAGCCGGCTACGAGTGCCAGATCACCGGTACTTCCGATACCAACGTCCCCGCCCCATTCCAAAAAGATGTCATTCATCGTCTTCAGACCACTTGAGATGGCGTCGAGGTGGTTTCGTTTGCCACTGTGTGGGTATGAGCGTCATAAGCCGAACGCAGAACGGATAACGCTCCCTGACGGTCGTAGACGTCACCCTGGACATGCAGATCTCCATTGACGCGAATGGTTCCGTCACTACAAAGCTTCAGGAAGCTTCCTGTTTTGTGCACGAGCCAAAACTCACCCGCCGGTGCCTGGGGTGGTTGCTGATTTGTCGAGAAGGCTCTTCCAACGATGATGCCCTGTTCAATGTCGCCTTGTTGAGGGATGAGCAACACCTGATCGCCCGGATCTGGAGGACAAACCATGCCCCAACCATTGCCGACCCATTGCGACAGCACGGGAAGCCAGCCGGACAGTACGCCGTCCGGTTGGAGACTCACCCGCGCCGTGGCGGTCGCGTAGTTTACCGAGGTTACTGTGCCGAATTTCACCTGACCGGCTGTATTGTCAAGACTGGACGCGTGAGCCTTCAAGGCATTTATCAAATAGTCTGCCACTATGTTTGTCCGACTTAAATAACCCCGGTAATCGACGCGGCCCTGACGGTCTGTCTTGATCCCGAAATCGTGCTGAAATGACGTTCCACGCTATCGACCACATAGGGACCATCCAGCGCCGTCCCCGTTCCGGTCAGCATCACGCCTGTCCGCGGGTTCAGTGCGAGGTTCCATGGCATCTCGAGCAAAAGAGTTGTCTGGAGCCGGTTGATCTCGGCTGAATACCGAGCGGCCGACTGCTCCACCTGGGCAGAGGTCAAATTGGATGCAGAAAACAAATAGGGTTGGCCGGCGGCTCCGGTCGAACTCTGGCCCGAGGCTCCGCTGTCATAAGCGGTCATGGCCTGCGAATTCCAGGCCTGTACTCTAGCGGCGGCCCCGGAAGCGATGGCGAGTGCCCTCTCGAATCGCATCGTTTGGACATCGGCGGGGGTAATCGGGATGAATACTGCCGGGATGGTCGCCGAAGGCGCGAAGTACAGGACTTGGCCTGCGACGTAGGCATCGAACCCGCATTCTCGGGCAAGTTCGACCACGAGATCCCAGTCGGAACGGAGCCGCGTGAATTGGCCCGTCGATAACCGGGTGTAGCCGTCGCCATAATAGCGGCCGATATTGCCGGAGGTAGGTGTCACGACCGCGCTGAGACCATGTGCGTTGGCGATGGCGGCGACGATCTCGGAGGCAGTCTGGTTGACAAAATCGCTCTGCCGATACGAATCGACAAGCGAAGCGGACAGGTCTCGGCCCTCAATGGCAACAGTTCCCAAAATCGGGTCCAGTTGGACGTTATCAATTGTCCCCGTGATCAGGTTTTGGTATGCTGGTTCGGGATATAGACCTGTCGATATCTCTACGTTACCGCTAGAAAGCGTCGACCACTCCAGGATGTCGCTCAAGAGTGATGCACCTGTGGCGAGCGAGATTGAATAAGAATCGGCCGAGAAATGGTTTGTTGACGTTACCGACGCTTGCAATAGCCCGGCCACTTCCATCCCGTTGACCTGCAAGGAAATGTTTGTTCCGGATATCGCAACTATACTCACTCTACTGGGGTCCGATGCCGTCGGAGAAGGCGGCCGAGAAGTCGGGAATGACAATCTGCGTCTGGCCGGAAAGTATTGGATCTTTCAGGCCATTTGTCCGCGCTATGTTGATCCACTGCAGGGCGCTTCCGAGTTCCGTGGCTGCAATCGCGAAGAGATTCCCGCCAATTGTATTGATAGTCTGCAGTTTAGCCTCCTGTCGATTGAAGTCGTTGCGTAATTCGCCCGACGTACGAGCCGGCATTAACGGCCGCGGCCAAGGCACCCGCGGCTGCGACGGCGTTGTTCAGCGACTGTCCGGACGCCGAGATCGAAACGTCCGCGCTGAACGGCGAGGCGACAATTTCCGATTGCTTAGTGATCCGCTGGTTAATTGCCAGTTGTGACGCCGCCAGTGCGGAGAGCGCCTGCGATTGGGCGACCGTGCCCGCCGTCAGCGCGTTTTCCGCCGAAAGCGCCGACTGAAGTGACCCCAACTGGATCGAGGTCCCACTGGCCGCCGCCACGGCGTTTGTAAGATCGGCTGTCACCAGGATGCCTAAAGCCGCGCTCAGGGTGCTGGTGGTGCCTGGCTGAGAGGCAACCAGACAGCTGACTTTGTAGGGAATCCACCAAGGGGTATGATAATCGGCAACGAAGGTTTTGACGATTACCTGGTATCGGAACGACTCCCAGGCCAACCACACAACCTCGCCGCCCAGGCGCAGGTTGTCGATGGCCCTCGCCCTCGCGGCGGCTTGTGGACCGGAAAAAGTCCCTTCAAAATGGATGTCGCCGTCATCCGGTCCGATCGGTTCGAGCACACGGGCGCCACCGGAGAGGGTGTGGACAACCACCCTGTATCGGCCACCGAAGCGCAGCTTCTGCGGAACCTCGAAACCATGGAGATTGATCGCGCCGATCTGAATCGGAGATCCCTGCACCTGTTAGTCCACTTCTAAGGCAGCAACGGTTGAGCCGGGTTCAGCTGGTTTTGACTAGAAAGGCGACACTCGGCTGCGCGGGATCGTGGCCCGCGGGTCGACGCCGGTCATTCCTTTGGCAGGTTTTGCCAAGACACGTCCGAGGTGATCAACCGCCCATCGTCCCAAGGCGGCGCCGTCCAGATGCAGCGTAGCGCTGGATGGACCACGGGATCGAGTTTGGTAATCCCCGGGCTGACTGTCCCTTCCTGCAGCAGAAGACTCGTAAGGCGCGACGAGACGATCGTCGTCCCGGGTCGAGGTGTAGGCCGGGCCGGACGGGCGATCGCGCCACGTGTCGGTTGCCTGGTTCGGCCAGCTTGGCGGGCGCCAAGGGCGGGATGTCAGTAGATTGCCGTACCCCGTTAAATTCGATACAGGATCACTGGCAATATCCAGTCCGAGTTCGAGCCGATCGCTGCCATTCCGCGAGGCAGTCGTTACGGTCCTAGGCGTATGAGACTGTTGCGCAAACGATGAAGTCGGCGGTGATTTGGGACTCAGCAACTTGCTTGCACCCAAGAACCTGTCGCTGTGCGGGTGTATTTGCAAGGCCGGAGCGCCTGCCGAAA